GCTCCTTGTCGCAAGATGATTAAAGATGGACTCAAATTGATGATGAGTGGAACTGAGGATGATGTGATTGAGTTTATTGATCAATGCCGCAGTGAATTTAAAAAACTTCCACCAGAACAGATTGCTTTTCCTAGAACTGCTTCTGATGTTCGTAAATATCATTCATCGTCAAGCATTTACGCCCATAAAACCCCAATTCATATTCGTGGAGCACTTCTTTTTAATCATTATATAAAAGAGAAAAAATTGACCAATAAGTATTCTCTGATTGCTAATGGTGAAAAGGTCAAGTATATTTTCTTAAAGAAACCAAATATAATTCAGGAAAATGTCATCTCGTTCATCCAAGATTTTCCAAAGGAACTTGGTCTTGACAAATACATTGACTATGAACTACAATTTGAAAAGAGTTTTGTAGACCCACTGAAATCTATCCTTGATGCGATTGGATGGAATGTGGAAAAAACTGTAAACCTTGAACTATTTTTTACCTAATGGATCTACCTATTAACGATCAAGAACTGAATACTATTGTAAGTGCTATGGCTTTGGGTGGAGATACGGCACTATACCAAAAACTTAAATTGGTAAAAGAACTTAGAGAACAGGGTTTACCTTATAAAAAAATCTTACGTGAAGAATATGGGATGGTGGCGTGATGGACTTTCTTAAAGAAATTGTAAAAGAAGTTGGTGGTGAGTATACACAACTTGCCGCAGATATTGATGAGACTGAAAAGTATGTTGACACGGGTTCGTACATTTTTAACGCACTGGTTTCAGGTAGCATATTTGGCGGTGTATCTGGGAATAAGATTACTGCTATTGCTGGAGAGTCTTCTACTGGAAAAACTTTCTTCTCTCTCGCTGTGGTTAAGAATTTTCTTGATAATAACCCCGATGGTTATTGTCTCTATTTTGATACTGAGGCTGCCATTACAAAGTCTCTCTTGGAATCACGGGGCATCGACACATCTCGTCTTGTCGTGGTTAATGTTGTCACAGTAGAAGAGTTTCGTGGAAAAGCACTTAAAGCAGTGGATATTTACTTAAAAAAACCTATAGATGAACGCAAACCTTGTATGTTTGTGTTAGACTCTCTGGGTATGCTTTCAACTGAGAAAGAGATTACTGACGCACTGAATGACAAACAAGTTCGTGACATGACTAAATCCCAACTGGTAAAAGGTGCATTCCGTATGCTCACTCTCAAGTTGGGGCAGGCAAATATTCCTATGATTGTAACTAACCACACCTACGATGTTATTGGCGCTTACGTTCCTACAAAAGAAATGGGTGGTGGTAGTGGTCTTAAGTATGCCGCTTCTACTATTATCTATCTCAGCAAGTCGAAAGAGAAAGATGGAAAAGAAGTTATTGGAAACATTATCAAGGCAAAGACTGCTAAGTCACGTTTGAGTAAGGAGAACCAACAAGTTGAAGTCCGTTTATTTTATGATGAGCGTGGTCTTGATCGCTATTATGGTCTTCTGGAACTCGGGGAACTCGCTGGACTCTGGAAGAATACTGCGGGGCGTTATGAGATCAATGGTAAAAAACTTTATGCGAAAGAGATCTTAAAAAACCCAGATCAATATTTTACCGAAGAAGTAATGCAGCAACTTGATGCTGCCGCAAAACAACAATTCTCTTATGGAACGAATTGAGACAACTATTCTCAGAAACTTAGTATTTAATGAAGACTATTCACGAAAGGTCATACCTTTCATTCAACCAGATTATTTTGAGCAAAAGACCGAGAAGGTCATTTTTGAAGAGATTGTCCAGTTCATTGTTAAGTATGGTTCAGCAATTACAATTGAAGCACTTAATATTGAAGTAGAGAATCGCACTGATTTAACTGAAGAACAAATTAAAGAAGTTAGGGAAATTAATAATTCTTTAAATGATTTTCCTGTAGATAAACAGTGGTTGCTTGACACAACTGAGAAGTGGTGTCGTGATCGTGCTATTTACTTAGCACTGATGGAATCAATTCATATTGCTGATGGTAATGATGACAAGAAGAATCGGGATGCTATTCCGACCATTCTTTCTGATGCTCTTGCGGTAAGTTTTGATAATAATATCGGTCACGATTATCTCCAGAACTATGAGGAGCGATATGAGTTTTACCACCGTAAGGAAGATAAAATCGAGTTTGATTTGGAATATTTCAACAAAATCACGAAAGGTGGTCTTCCTAATAAGACTCTCAACATTGCTCTCGCTGGAACGGGTGTTGGGAAATCACTGTTTATGTGTCATCTGGCTAGCTCCGTCTTGCTACAGGGCAGGTCCGTACTCTATATCACTCTTGAAATGGCGGAAGAGCGAATTGCAGAAAGAATTGATGCGAACCTTCTCAATGTACCGATTCAGCAACTGGTTGATCTTCCACGCCAGATGTTTGAAAACAAAGTTACAAATATCTCAAAGAAGACACAAGGAACCCTTATAATTAAGGAGTATCCAACTGCCTCTGCCCATAGTGGACACTTTAAGGCACTGCTTAATGAACTTTCACTTAAGAAGTCATTTAGACCTGATATTATTTTCATTGATTACCTTAATATATGTGCTTCCAGCAGGTATAAGTCAAACCTTTCTGTCAATTCATATTCATATATCAAGGCAATTGCTGAAGAACTTAGGGGGCTCGCAGTGGAGTTTAATGTCCCAATTGTCTCCGCTACTCAGACCACCCGTTCAGGTTATGGTAATTCTGATGTTGAACTTACTGATACTTCAGAGTCCTTTGGTTTGCCTGCTACTGCTGATCTTATGTTTGCCCTTATTAGCACTGAAGAGCTTGAGCAGTTGGGACAGATTATGGTAAAACAATTGAAGAACCGATACAATGACCCCACTATCTACAAGCGTTTCATTGTAGGTATTGACCGTGCTAAAATGAGACTATATGATTGTGAACAGTCTGCTCAGAAAGACATACTTGACTCTGGACAAGATGACGAGTATAATGATGAGGACAAGAAATCTAAAAAGTCGTTTGAAGGATTCAAATTTTAATGAACCCATCTATGAAAAATTTTCAATCTGAAAGCACTGCTTCTGGCGGTCTTTTTGAAGATATTGTAGAAGAAAATCTTGTCATAAACGGTTATACAATTATTTCTACCAATACAAAAATTGATGGAATTGGTGTAAACGTTGATGTTATAGCAGAAAAAAATGGTGTAGTAGAGTACATTGAAGATAAAGGAGGTAGACCTGGTAAAGGAAAACGTCCTGGCGCTCAACGTACAGATAATGTAAAAAAAGCTATTTGTAATGGAGCACTTTTAAAATTTAAAAATCCGAGTGCTCGTTACGTTATTTACTTTTCTGCTAAACCAAAAGAAGGAAACTCTTCAGATGAAATGATTAAAACAGCAATCGCTGCTGGATTTGTTGATGAAGTTCGCTATTTAAATTACAAATAAAGGATTATAAAATGGAAACCGCTAGACACGTTAATTTTGATAAGTACGCAGAGTTTGTGGATGCTGTAACTTCAGATGCATCCAAAGACTTTCTCTCTCTTTCAGATCGTCTTGTCGCACTTGATGAGAAAGGTGCTAATATTGAGCGACTCTTGACTGCCGCTGTTGGTATCAATGCTGAAGGTGGTGAGTTTATGGAAATCGTCAAGAAGATGATCTTTCAAGGTAAACCCTTCAATGAAGATAATCGTGAACACATGATTATTGAACTGGGTGATATTATGTGGTATGTTGCTCAAGCATGTATGGCACTTGAAGTGACCCTTGATGATGTTGTTGCCCGCAACGTACAAAAACTTCTTAAGCGTTATCCTGAAGGTGCGTTTGATGTTTATTTCTCTGAAAACCGTGCTGCTGACGACCGATGACTAAACAAAAACAAGTGACAATTAAAATGGACGTTCGATCTGCTGCCGCAGTTCGTCAAGTTCTATTTGATGCCCAAAAAGGATATGGTCTTGAACATACCCCCGAGCGCATCGTTGACATCCGTTCGGTAATTCAAGACATTGACGATAATATTGGATCTGTATTAGGAGTCTGATGAAAGTCCATAAGTTCGCACCAGTAACAGTATTTGAAACGGAAATTCCTGGATATGGTAATCTTCTAAAAGATCTATATCGTGGACATTCATTTAATGATGAAACTGGAATGATTACTGGTGAACTTAATGGAAAAGTTCTCGTACATAAAGATCCTGCTTTTGCCTCTTTTTTTAAAGAGATAAAATCAAAAGTCAAAGATTATCTTAATGTTTTTGATTTTCAACATGAACTGTATGATCTAAACATTGTCAAGAGTTGGTACACTGTTTGTGGAACTCAATTCAATGTTCCCAAACATTATCATTCTTGTTCTCATATTAGTTTTGTTTATTATATTGATGTAAAAGACAATGATCCTTTGTTGTTCTCTATTGAAAATAAAAATGAATGGTTTGGTGATGCGTTTTATTTTGTAAATAATCGCCACGAACTTAATGGTTTAAATTATGCGGTTCAACCAAAAAATGAAAGTCTTTTAATTTTCCCTGGAAGTCTTAGACATTTTACAGCAGCAAAAAGAAATTATAAACGAATGTCAATTGCTGGTGATATCCTCTTGACACTTAAAGAAAATATGTTAGACTTTGAATCTGGATTACTTCCAACTAAATATTGGACTTAGTTGGGGAATTAGCTCACTTGGTAGAGCGCCTGCTTTGCACGCAGGAGGTAAGGGGTTCGACTCCCCTATTCTCCATTCGCTATTCGCAAATAGCGAATACTGCCCAAGTGGTGAAATTGGTATACACGCATGACTTAGGATCATGTGCTTCGGCGTGGAGGTTCGAGTCCTCTCTTGGGCATTTCTAAATAGAATATAAGATATTAAAATACAAAAAGTAGAGATGATAGAACCAAAATCCTTTAAAGATTTGATGATGATTTTGGAAGAAAAGAAGGGTCGTGGTGGTCCAGACTATAACTACGAAGTTGCTCTTGTCAATCTTTATAATCATTTAATCAAAGCTAACGATAAAGGCAATGTTAGAGGTAAATTGCTTCGTGGTGCGGTCAGTCGTGGAGATATGGATACTGTAACTGATATTCTTTCTGATGAATTAAACAAAGCAAAAACTGATCCAAAACATCCACTTCATTTTAATAATGCTGACAATGAAGGATTTACTGGTAAGGCAGGAAAGACAGAGGAGCATAAAGACGCATATTATAAAGCACTTGAAGATCAGGCATATACCTTTCTAAATGATGCTCAAAGTAGAGTCGGTAAAAATCTTATATCTCAAGGATATACTGTAAAGAGGCAGGGTGCCGAACAGGCTCCACTATCCAAGACAGGTCAGAAAGCATACGGTAAAAAAACTGATACATCTAAGCCTGATATTGTATTCCAACATCCAACAAGACCTGAGAGAGTTAATTATGTGAGTTTGAAGAAAGCATCTGGTGCTGTATCAGCATCTTCTGGTGCAGAAGAAACCGCAGGAAATTACACTGTAGGAATGAAGGCAGCTTTAAACCTTGCCCTTAAGAGTGGAAGAATCACCAAGGATCAAAAGACAGAATTAGAAAAGCAAGCAGGGGAGAAAATTACTCAACTTCGTGATGTGATGTCCAGTAGTAAGGGAATGAGCAAGGAACAACAAAAAGATCTTCTTCCCAAGATAGACAGTATCCGTAGTGAAATTGAAAAGATGGTTGCCGGAACTGAAAGGGAAACCGGAAAAGAGCAGTTGAGTGGTAAGGGTAAATATCAGCAAGGTGTTCATAGTTTCTTGTCTACTGGCCCTGGTGGTGGAAGAAAGCAAAAACCAGAGGAAGTTTCTGGACCTCATCAGAGAGCAAGACTTGGTAAAGGAACATCTAAAACTGCAGCAGGACCTGTTCAGAGACCAGTGACAATGACTGGTGACATTAAGAAACCTATTACTGGTCAACCATCATCGTTTAGTCAACAAGAACCCACACAACAATCTCTACAACGCAGAGAACAAATACCTCAATTAGCACAAAGTATAGCAGCAAGAAGAGGGTTTGAAGTTCCAAAAGGAATCAGATTACAACACATTGGGAACTTTATCAGAAATCAAGCTGCTCAACAAGCAAGACTTCAGCAGATGAGAGGAGCACAACCTGCTGCTCAACAACCACAAACTAGAGAACCTTCTAGACCAGAACCTCAACAATCACAACAGCAAAGACCTCAACCCACCCAACAGCAACAACCAGCACAAACTCAACCGAAGAAAAAACCTCAAGGTCAACAACCCCAGATGTGAAAATAAATATCTAAAACGACATGTAAAAGATGGCACTTCCTGCTGCAGAAATAATTAATGAAACGATGTGGGTTGTTTATTATGCCATCTCAAAAAAATCTCCAAAATTTGTTGTGAATGGAATAGAAGTGAATGAAAATTTTTGGGTAAATGCTTTTTCATCTAAAGATAAATTATCTGGATCTTTAAAGGCACTAGGTATTTCATCTGACCTTGCTAATTTATCTTATGAAGTTAAAAATATTGATTCAAAGATGACGGAAAAGGATGCTACATCTTACTTTGTAAAAAATAAATGGCATGAGGCACTTAAGTCCCAAATTTCAAAGTTTGTTTCTAATCCAAAATTTTCTTTTATATCTGGACTTAAAATTGTCAGACAATCTGATTTTTATGATGAAAGTGGGTTAAGTGATTTTCTCAAAAAAGTTTGGAACATATTTAAATTTTCTGGAACTTTTGATAGATGGAATCCTGCTGATGTTTGGTTTTATAGTTCAAATTCAATTAAAGACATCAAAGACTATCTTAAAGTTTGCTCTGTTTATAAACCAGAAATAAAATCTCTTCCACCAAGAGTTCAAAAGAATCTTGCTCTTGAAGACATTATTGGATTAAATAAATTATTTGTCAAATTATTTGATGAAAAAAAATTGGTTCCAATTTCATTAAAAAAATCTACTTTATATAAAGCGGAATATTCTTTTAGAATTGGACTTGTCAATGTTCCTCAAAATGATCTTGGAAGACCAGCACCACCGAAGGTGACTAAAAAACAAATGCCAATTAAACAAAGTGGATCGTCAGCAATCGTTGGTGGCGCCGCAGGATCTGGTGGAATAAACTTGAAGTATGATATTGAAATAGATCAAGTTGAATATGATATGAAAGGTAGAAAGAAGTATGTTAGAGAATATGATTATATTGGATATAATGAAAAAGGAAAAACTTTAGGAGTAAAAAAAGAAAGACAATTTGAATCTGCTCAAGGCGGATCTCTAGGAATGGATCTAGCAGAGAAGGTATTATATACTGCTTCTGGTAGCAGAGCGATTAAACAAGTCAGAGATCGTATTTTTGACCAGTCATTATCACCTGATATTTTGAGTAAAGGTAAAATGATTGGTAAAGATTATCAAGATAAACTTGCTAATGCATTTGATTATATTAGTGAGATGGCAAGAGAATTGGATCCATCTATAAAAAACGCAAAAATAAAATTTGCTGTTGCCGAATCAAATAATAAATCTTTTGTAAAGGATAAGAACGTATTAGAAGAAATACAGAATAAACTTGAGATTGCTATGTCAATTGATAAGTCTAATATGTCCGATGAATTGATTTTGGATTTATGGTCTGCTATTACAAGTAAGGGAATTACTAATAGAAAAGATTATGAAAAGTTGGTTGAAAGAATTGGTAAAGGCAAATTAGAAAAGTCTAGAAAAAAAGGACAAAAACAATTAAGTCAGCAAGAAGCAGATCTTCAAGCAAAACAGGCATTATCTGCTACAATAGTTGGAGACAAAACAAAAATTCCTGGATCTTTTCACGTTAAACTTTATTGATTATGAATCCCCAAATATTAGAATTGATTCAGTCATTTGAAACTGATGCCGTTACACCTAGAAAAAAGTATAATGATTTTCTCGCCCATGTTTACTATGTGTTTGACAAAAGGATTTCATTGTGTAAGGCAAACGCAGCGATGAATAAATATAAAAAGATGAGGATGAGTATTTTGCGATACATAGTCGCAAACGAAAGAGCAATAACGACTGAAATCTGTAAAAATAAGTAATGAAGAATTTTTTCCAATTTTTATCTGAGGCATCTGCTTCACTTGCCGTCCAACAAGCCCAACGTATGGGACTTGTTGGAGATGGTCATGGTGGGTGGTATGATAAAAGAACTGGGGAGTTTGTTGCCAAAACTGAAAAGGGGCAATTAAAGTTTTATAATAAGCGCCAGAGAATTGGTCAACAGGATCCACGTCAGTCGGATAAAGAAAAAAGATTATCTCAAACAACGACAGAACCAGCACCTCAACAAGAACCACAGGCACAACAACCAACAGAAATGGTTCCGCCCGAAGTTGAAAAGACAAAAGGAACTCTAACGATTGCTTTTGGTCGTTTCAATCCACCTACAACTGGGCACGAAAAACTGTTAGATACTGTAGCAACATCTTCTGACGATGGTGACTATATTATTGTACCTTCACGCAGTCAGGATAAGAAAAAGAATCCATTAGATCCTGATACTAAAGTCTCCGTAATGAGACAGATGTTTCCAAAGCATAGTGAAAAGATTGTTAATGATCCAACAAACCGCACCATCTTTGATGTGCTTAAGAGAGCTCATATGGATGGATATACTAATGTAAGAATTATTGGTGGTGCTGATAGAGTAAAAGAGTTTGAAAATCTCTCTGGAAATTATAATGGCAAACTCTATCAGTTTGATAATATTGAGGTTCGTTCAGCTGGCGAAAGAGATCCTGATGCTGAAGATAATGTAACAGGGATGTCAGCATCAAAGCAAAGAAAAGCAGCAGCAGAAGGAGATTTCAAAACATTCCGTAAGGGTGTTCCTGCTTCAATGAATGATAAACAGGCAAAAGAACTTTATAATACTCTTCGTTCTGCAATGAATATCAAAGAGGGGTGGACTCTTTGGGAAATTGCTCCTAAGTTTGATTGGTTAAATCTCCGTGAAAATTATATTCAAGAAAAGATTTATAAGATTGGTCAACTCGTAGAAAATCTTAACACTGGATTAGTTGGCAAAATTATTCGTCGTGGAACTAATTATTTGATCTGTGTTACTGAAGACAATATTATGTTTAAGTCCTGGATCAAAGATGTTGTAGAAACTAAAAATTATCAAGAAGTTCCAATGAAGAATCTTAAAAAACTTGTAGAGGAATCTTCTAATAAAAGTCAAATCACCAAAATTAAAAGGTTCACTGATGAGTCTGGAGTTCCAGCAAATCAAAGGGAAGTTGGCACGGACGCCTTTAGAGAATATGCGATGAGAATGACAAATACTGCTTATATAAAGAATTTCATAAATAGATACAGGAAAAAGTAGCAATTAAATCTTTTAAATGGAAAAACCTACAGGATCTCCTGCTTCTGGAGCAAAAGAGAAAATTGAAAAGCAGGCAAGACAACTAGCTTATGACACTCGTTATAAGGTAAGGCAGTCATTGAATAAGGGTACGAAGATGAACCCTGCTCAAGTTTCCAAAGCATATATGGCACAACTTGCCAAATCTAGTGCTGCTCCAGCGGTCAAGGCAAGAGCAAAGCAAATGCTTCTTGGTGAAGATTTAGTTGATACAAAGAGACTGGCAACTGATACTGTCGTTTCTGCTCTTTATAAAGTTTTTGTTGAAGGTGTTCAGGAAGAAGTTGTTGTTGAGGAGAATGAGTATCTTCAACAACTCAATGAGATGGAAGAGAAGAAGTATAAAATTAGAGTTACCGACAAGAAGACTGGTAATACTTATGTAAGAATGGCAACTCGTGCCAAGATTGCTGAACTTCGTGCAAATCCAAATATTTCATCTGTTGAGATGACTCAGTATGGTGATGTCTCAAAGAGTGAGAAACTCAAAGGCGCAGCAACCGCAAAAGCAAAATCTGGTAAGGGTCTAGATCCTGTAGGTCAAGAAGATTCTGATGTTAATAATGATGGTAAAGTTGATAAAACTGATAAGTATCTTAAAAATCGTCGCAACGCAATTGGTAAAGCGATGGCGACTCGTAAAGAAGATTACAACTGGCAAGACGGTTTTGCTGAACTGATTGAAAAGAAAAAAGAAGAGGAAGGTGAGAAAAAAATCACCGGTGAAGGAGTCAATAATACCAAACTGATTAAAGTTTTTCCAGATGAGAACTCCGGAATCAAAGAGCAAGTAAGACCTGAACAGCAAATGAATTCGGGTCAACAGAAACCTCAACAAAATGTATCTGCTATTAATCAAGTATTAACCGCAAAACAGAGAGCAGATGTTGCCCAAAGAGAATTGGCAATGAAGCAAAAAATGGCTGCTCAAAAAGGAGTTAATTTAACTTCTTTATCAGCGTCCTATGAGCCAGAAGGTGATCAAATTGATGAAAAGATCACTGCTAAAACTGATATGGGAATGGCAATCAAAGATTTCTATGCTTCTAAGTCACCTCAGTTAGCAGGTAGAACCAAAGAAGAAAGAAGAAAGGCTGCGATTGCTGCTGTATTGACTGCTCGCCGTGGCGGTAAGAAACTTGGTGAAGAGTGTGAGTGTGAAGATGAAAAAGCGCCAAAAATGAAAAAGACTGAGAACGGTGCGGAAGATCCAAGATCAATCCCAACTAAAATTAATCTTGTAAAAAATAAAATGAGAGCAATGGGCGTGAAAAATCCAATTGTAATGGTTGCCTCTGAAGAACTCGTTTCAGAAGAAGATTATGATAAAATGAAGGATACTCACCTACAAAGAGGTGGTATGGGAATTCGTGCTTCGCAATCTCCTGCTAAAACTGGAACATCCAAACCAGTTGATCCAAAGAAGTATGCTGAAACCAGTAAAAAAGCAATGGATCTTGTAAGGCAATCAATTATTGCTAAGCACGGAAAAGGATCTTTAATGTGATCTGTTTCTAAATAGGACAGGATACTCTTCACACGGAGGTTATTATGTCCGCAGTAGTCGCATGGTGTCTTGCTAATCAGGCTCTAATCGCAACTGTACTTTTTGCAGTTTCGGAAGCATTGGGAGCAAACCCAAAGGTCAAATCAAACGGTATTCTTTCACTCATTCTTTTACAAGTTCAAGGACAACTGAAAGCAAAGGGTGCTAAGGATCTCACTCCTGGAGAGTGAATAATCAAGGAGACCAAATATAAGGTCTCCTTTTTTTATAAATATCTGTATACAAAGAATTTATAGGTAGGGAAACATGGCTCTTTGGGGCAATAAAGATTCTTTAAGCAATCTCACTGGAACTATAACAATTAATCTTGGTACTGAAGTTGTACTTGGAAGTGGCACAACTTTTGTAACTGCTGGTATCTCAACGGGCGATATCCTAGTCGTTGGCGCTGGAGCAACCTATGGTCAGGCAGTGATCACTGGAATTACCTCTGCCACTCAACTTTCAATCGGATCTACGCAGTTCTTGATTCCTCATCCAACACTCAACACGATTGCTGGTGCTGCATATACCGTAACTCAAAAACCAAAGTATACTCTTGAGGATGGTCAATACTTTGCTCCTGAAGTAAAGTCTAATAGATTCTCTGCGGTATTTGGTGTAGATACTACCGAAACTAGGGTAGCTGCAGGAAGAACTGTTGGCAATAAAAACGCCGCTTATGCTGTAGCACACGCTGGTTGGGTTGGCGTTACAACTTATGTTGACAACCACGGTAACTTCAGAGTCAAGTCTGAAACTTTAGTTGCTGGAAGCACGATTACCGGTGATGCTGCTGACGATACAAGATATCCAGATAGCTGATAATATGGTATGAGATTTGATGAGTTGAATGAAAATAACTATTTGTTATTTGCTATAAAATTCTATGACAATCCCCACGCTCTCACTAGAGAAGACTTTGAGGATGATTTGAAGCGCATTAAATATGTGAAGAGACTTCTTAAAAGGTATAAAAATACTGGAGTCTTAAAAACACATTTAATCTTAAATCATCTAACAATCTTGTTTAATGTTTTTAATGATGCTGCTGTTCCATTATTATTCTATAATTTGGAGCAGGATCTTTGGCCAGCAATTAAAAGTTTTTTGGTTTTTTTAAATAGAATTCCAGAGTTTCCAAAAACTCGCATTCACGAAATACCAGAAGATAATTTTTGTATAAAAGAATTAAATTCAATCTAATGGATATCAATAAGATCATTAATATAATTAGAGAACTTAAGGAAGAAGCACCAACGATGAGTCTTGGTGCTGGAAAGATTGCTGGTACAGTTGAAGCGGGAGATGATCCTCCTGTTAGGAAGAAAAACAAATATATTTACGGTACAGGGTTTCGTAAAAACTGGTTACAAAGAAGGAAACCACCACAATAATTAGGACAATGTTTAATCCATCATCTACCGAAACAAAAATAGCACTGCTTGAAGAGCGTATTAATGTTTATGAGCAGATGATGGAGCGTATTGATACCGCAATTCAAAAGATTGGTGAGACAAGTCAAAATATCAGTCAAATGCTTGCCGTTCATAATGAAAAGATTGAGCAGTGTAACCGAACCGATAATATTATTGTTAAAATGATTGAAGATATTAAAGAATCTTCAAAAGTACAACACGAAGCAATTAGTAAAGAACTTGGTGAAAGAATAGAAAAGGTTGAAGAAAAGGTTGAAGAAATATCACAGTTTAAATGGAAAGCAGTTGGAGCAATCGCAATCGTTGCTTTTCTAATCGGAGTCATTCCAACAGCATCTTCTTTATTGACTCCTGCTTCTACCCCTGCTACAATAGAAAGAGCGAAGTAAAGCACCTTTATAATGGATTTGATTGACTCCAAGTACATTGGACTCGTTTCGTCACGCTTACAAAAGTTTAAGAGAGTCAAGGCAGATCTCTACAACTTCCGCTGCCCACTATGTGGAGACTCTCAAAAAAACAAGAATAAGACTAGGGGATACATTTACCCAGTCAAGAATAATACAAACTTTAAGTGTCACAACTGCGGAGCAAGTTTATCTTTTAATAACTTTCTCAAAGAGTTAGATCCTACACTTCATAAGCAATATACTCTGGAGAAGTTTAAGGAAGGTCACACTGGTAGAAATTTTGTGGTTGAGGAACCCAAGTTTGAGTTTGTGAAACCAGTGTTTAAAAAGAAACTGGATCTACCCAAAGCATCAGAGATTCCCATTGCCAGAGAATATCTGGAAAGGAGAAAACTCAATCCAGAAAAGTTTTATTTTGCTGACAAATTTAAACAGTGGACTAATGCTCAAAAAGTTACGTTTGACACTATCGGTAGGGATGAAAGTCGCATTATTATACCAATGTATGATGCTGATAGTAACTTGATTGGTTTTCAGGGAAGAGCACTAGGACCGAACCCTGTTAAATATATTACCGTGATGCTTTCTGATGATGCCCCGAAGATTTATGGTCTTGACCAAGTGGATTCTTCGAAACCCATTTACATTGTTGAAGGACCCTTCGACTCCACGTTTGTACAAAATGCTGTTGCTATGTGTGGGTCCGACGTTGATATTGGGTCGTTTGGTTGGGGCAATTATATTTACGTTTTTGATAACGAACCTCGCAATCGAGAAATCGTCAACCGAATATCAAAAACCATCAACAGAGGCGACAAGGTGATTATCTGGCCAACATCCATTGAGCAAAAAGATATCAATGATATGGTGCTCACTGGACTTAACGTTATGGATGTGTTAAAATCAAATACATACTCAGGTTTAGAAGCAAAAATTAAGTTTAACAACTGGAAGAAAATATGAGCAACGGAACGAAAGTCGTCAAAAGAAACGGTAAAACCGAACCCCTTGATTTAAATAAACTCCACGTCATGGTGGAAGAGGCATGTAAAGACCTCGCAAATGTATCCGCATCACAAGTTGAGATGCAGTCTGGAATCCAATTTTATGACGGCATTACAACCGCAGAGATTCAGGAGATTCTGATTCGTTCTGCTTCTGACCTGATTGACCTGGATCACCCCAATTATCAGTTCGTTGCTGCTCGTCTGCTGCTGTTTGCGCTTCGTAAGCAGTTGTTTGGACGTATCTATGACTGCCCTAGCGTGAAGCAACACGTAGAGCGTTGTGTGGGTAGAGGAGTGTACGATCCAGAGATCCTATCACTGTATTCTGATGAAGAGTTTGATAAACTTGAGTCGTTCATTGATCATAGTCGTGACTATTTGTTTACTTACGCAGGTTTACGTCAGGTCGTTGATAAGTACCTCGTGCAAGACAGAAGTTCTGGGGCACTTTACGAAACGCCACAGTTTATGTACCTTTTGATTGCGGCAACTATCTTTTCCAAGTATCCTAAAGAAACACGTTTAGATTACGTTAGGAAGTACTACGATGCAATCTCAAAGCACAAAATCAACATTCCGACCCCCATCATGGCAGGAGTTAGAACGCCACTTAGACAATACGCTAGCTGTGTCCTTGTTGATGTTGATGACACCCTCGATAGTATCTTTACTAGCGATATGGCTATTGGCAGATATGTTGCACAAAGGGCGGGCATCGGTATCAACGCAGGTCGCATCCGTGGCATCAACAGTAAAATCAGAGGCGGAGAAGTTCAGCACACAGGTGTTGTCCCTTTCCTCAAAAAGTTTGAAGCAACTGTCCGATGCTGCACTCAAAATGGCATCAGAGGTGGATCAGCAACTGTCCACTTCCCAATCTGGCACCAAGAAATCGAAGATATCCTAGTACTAAAAAATAATAAAGGAACCGAAGATAACCGTGTCCGTAAGTTAGACTATAGCATTCAAATCTCCAAACTCTTCTATGAACGATTCATCCGCAACGAAGAAATTTCTCTCTTTTCTCCCCACTCCGTTCCTGGCTTGTATGATGCTTTTGGTACTGATGGATTTGACGAGTTATATGTTCGTTATGAACGAGATGAGTCTATTCCAAGAAAAACTATCGCTGCTCAAGAACTCTTTTTGGACCTCCTGAAAGAGAGAGCAGAAACTGGTCGTATTTACATTATGAATATTGACCATTGTAATTCTCACTCATCATTCTTGGATAAAGTTGAGATGAGCAATCTGTGTCAGGAAATTACTCTACCTACCAAACCTCTTCAACATATTGACGATACTGATGGCGAAATTGCTCTTTGTATTCTTTCTGCTATCAATGTTGGCAAAATCAGGGATCTTGAGGATCTTCAAATTCTTTGCGATCTTGCTGTTAGGTCTCTTGATGAACTCATTGATTTTCAGGGATACCCCGTCAGAGCAGCAGAAATCGCCACCAGAGCACGTCGTTCACTTGGGGTAGGTTTTATTGGTCTTGCCCATTATCTCGCCAAGCACGGCGAACACTACGACGATCCTGGTGCCTGGAAACTGGTACACGATCTGACTGAGGCATTCCAGTATTATCTTATTCAGGCAACTGTTGATCTCGCAAAAGAAAAAGGTGCGTGTGAATATTCACACAGAACCAAGTATGGTCAGGGTATTCTTCCTATAGATACTTACAAGAAAGATGTTGATGAAATCGTCCCGAACGAGTTAAACTATGATTGGGAGTCTCTTAGAGCACAGGTCTTACAGTACGGTGTACGGAACTCAACATTGTCCGCACAGATGCCATCGGAGAGCAGTTCCGTTGTGTCAAACGCAACCAACGGAATTGAGCCACCTCGGGGATACTTGTCCATTAAGAAGTCCAAGAAGGGTCCACTCAAGCAGATTGTTCCCCAGTACCAATCACTTAAGAACAACTATACGCTGCTGTGGGATATGCCTAGCAATCGTGGGTATATTCATATTGTTGCTGTTATGCAAAAGTTCTTTGATCAAGCGATTTCTGGAAACTGGTCCTATAATCCAGAAAATTACCCAGATAATGAAGTTCCTACTTCAGTAATGGCACAGGACCTTTTGACTACATATAAGTACGGCTGGAAAACCAGCTACTATCAAAATACACACGACATGAAGAATGATGAGGTTGAAGAAACCCGTCAGTCTCTTGAGAATTTAATTTCCGATATTCTAGATTCAGAGGAGGAAGATTGTGAGTCTTGTAAGATTTAAAACAGGTTTAGAGGGTAAATCAGTGGTTGAGTCAATGACTGTTTTTAACCCTAATGAAGTAGATACCAAGAAGCAACCGATGTTTTTTGGTCAACCATTGGGAATTCAAAGATATGATTCTTACAAGTATCCAATATTCGATAAACTAACAACACAGCAACTGGGTTATTTCTGGAGACCCGAAGAGGTATCTCTTCAAAAAGATCGTAGCGACTACCATATGCTACGCCCAGAGCAAAAACACATCTTTACCAGCAACCTAAAGTATCAGGTGATGCTGGACTCAGTTCAAGGTCGTGGACCTGGTATGGCATTTGCTCCATACTGCTCACTGCCCGAACTGGAAGCGTGTATGAAAGTGTGGGAGTTTATGGAGATGATCCATTCTCGTTCTTACACTTATATCATCAAGAATGTTTACTCAGACCCATCTGAAGTTTTTGACACGATTCTGAAAGAAGATCGCATTATGGAACGTGCCGTGAGTGTGACTCAGGCATACAACGATTTCATCAATAGTGCTCATCACTATGATAATTCAAATGAGTGGGTTCACGCATTAGAACAAGTACCCTACGCAAAAGAAGCAAGGTATGAACTCAAGAGAAAACTTTTCAGAGCAGTTGCAAACGTTAATATTCTTGAAGGTATTCGTTTTTACGTCAGCTTCGCTTGTAGTTTTGCGTTTGGCGAGCTCAAGCTTATGGAGGGAAGTGCAAAGATCATCTCACTAATTGCTCGTGATGAGAACCAGCATCTAGTGATTACTCAGAATATTCTGAACAAGTGGAAAGAGGGTGATGACCCCGAGATGGCACAAATTGCTAAAGAGGAGGAACAATGGTTCTACAAAGCGTTTGAGAATGCCGTAGATCAAGAAAAACTTTGGGCAGAGTATCTGTTCAAAGATGGTTCTATGATTGGTCTGAATGACAAACTGTTACAGCAGTATGTTGAATGGATTGCCAACCGCAGAATGAAGGCAATTGGACTCAAACCACTTTATGATATTTCTGCGAAGAACAATCCTCTTCCTTGGACTGAACACTGGATTTCCTCTAAAGGTCTTCAAGTGGCGCCACAAGAAACAGAAGTTGAATCATACATCGTCGGAGGAATCAAACAGGATGTTACCAAAGATACTTTCTCAGGATTCCAATTATGATGAATGGTGTGAGCAGGCAATCCTGAACGCATATCAGGAAGCAGCAGAATGTGACGAATATTTGTTTGGTGATTATGATTATCATGCGGAGTGGTTAGGTAAGTGCCATGATGATGTAAAGTGAGGGGTCTTTGGACCCCTTTTTTTTATAAATATTCACAGGAATTCCTGTAAGTATAAAAAAATGTTAGGATCTGAATTAAAAGCATTATATGATTCTTATCAAAATATCTACGAAGAAGGGGATGGAATCTCCTGTGAAATGATTGAAGAGATCGTAGAAGAACTCGTTGAAGAGTGTGTAGAATTCGGATACACTCTTGATGAAGCAACCACTGCCGTAGAGAACGCAGCGTTTTTATTCATTGATGAGGCAAAGGTCACCTATGGTAGTGACACTGAAAGCCCAGAGCAAAGACGTGAGAGAGCAAAAGCAAAAGTTGGTGAAAAGCAGGCAGCGGCACGTAAGGCAGCAGTAAAGACCGCTGTAGGACGTGCTAAGGCAAAAGCAATGGGTGCCGTAGCAGGAGCAGGAATCGCTGCCTCAATGGCAAAGGACACTGCTAGAAGAGCAGGAAGAACTGCTGCTCACAAGATCACCTATGGTGCTCAGAAAAAGAAAGCAGAAGTCAAGAGTGGTGTAAAGAGTTTGATCGGAAGAGGTCTCCGTAAGGCAGCAGGAGCAGTCGGAAAGGTCGCTCAGAAGGCAGCAGGTGCCGCTTCAAGACTTGGTGAGGAAGCGGTTAATGAAGCAATCACCAGCGAAAAGGGTAAAGCAAAAATGAAAGCGATGCTTGATGCTCGCACTACTGCTTCAGGTAGAGCAAAACCAGGTAAAGGTGATAATGTTGCTCAAATTAAACACATTGGTCGTGCTAATGTAGATGGTTATCGTGGAACACCACCTAATCTAAAAGTTGCTAAGAACCCAGTAAAATCAAACTTTACTGGACTTAACACTGGAAGTGGAAACAAAGCAGCAAGAAGAGCAGGAACTTACCAAGAAGAGATTCATGTAGACGCTTGGGATGTGGTTCTTGAGTACCTCATCACTAACGGTCATGCTGATACCAACTCTGAAGCACTATACATTATGTCTCAATTGGATGAGGAAATGGTTCAAAGCATCATTGAAACTCGTATGGATCCAAGAGGTCGTCCTGCTTCCGGACCCATGAATGTTTATGCCAAGAACAAACCAAATACAGATCCTAAATTTCAAGCTGCTCTAAAAGCTGTTAGAGATGCTGACGCCAAAAAAACTCCAGAGCAAAGAAAGGCAGAACTGGATGCTTATAAGGCAAGACAAGCAAACAAATAATTGAATCCTAACATAATCCTAAGCACCTCTTGACAGGGGTGCTTTTTTATTGCTAGACTAGGTTTGTCTCCGTTGAAGATAAATAATAGCTCATAAAGACTTTAAGTATGAGTTATGAAAACCCCTGGATCTACAATGGGGAAGTATTTGATTCAACTGATATTCAAGATTATTTTGGTTTTGTTTATCATATACACTGCGATAAAACTGGTCGTAGTTATATTGGTCGAAAGTATTTCTGGTCTTTCCGCACACCAAGAGGAAAATCTAGAAAAGTTAAGTCGGAGTCCGATTGGAAAGCATATTACGGCTCCTGTCCTGAACTCAAAGATGACGTTAAGTTTTGGGGAAAAAATTCGTTTAGCAGAACAATCCTCAGCCTCCACAAAACCAAAGGACAATGTAACTACGAAGAAACCAAACAACTTTTTCTAAATAATGTGTTGATTGAGTCTCTTGACGATGGAACGCCAGCGTATTACAATAGTAATATTCTAGGACGCTACATGCGAAAAGATTATGGTAACTTTGGAAGAGACCCTTCAAACAACACATGATTGGGCAGTTGACCGCATTCATACTCTCTGTGAAGAAAATATTGAGAATGCCCATGCGATTCAATCTGAATTTAGTGAATGGTTGAATCCCGAAATTCCAGATCATGATATTTTCTCATTAGAGTTTATAGGAGAGGAAAATGACACTTGATCTTCACAACTTTTTCAAGTTTTACGACGAAAAGAATTCAAATCACGTAGCAGCAGTTCAATGGTTAGAAGATAACCTACCTGCTCAATTTCTAGATGATGCGGAGACTGACTGGATCGGTATTTTTAGAACAAAACCACCAACTCCAGAAGTACTCGCAGTTCCATACTTTAACCAAGTAGATAACTATAGAGATGCACATAGAACTTGCAACAGTTCGTCATGTGCTATGTGTCTTGCTTTCCTCAAGCCAGGAAGCATCAAAGGTGATGACGAATATGTCAAGAAAGTATTTGAGATTGGTGACACGACTGACCATGCGGTACAGACAAAAGTTCTGGCGGCTTATGGAGTTAAGTCACACTTTAGTTACAATCTTTCTTTCTCTGATATTGATAAAAGTCTCGACGCTGGGAAGCCCGTTGTTATTGGTATCCTGCACCGTGGTCCTTTATCTGCACCTACTGGTGGGCACATGTGTGTTGTAATCGGAAAAACTCCGGATGGTAAAGGTTATTTTGTTAATGATCCTTACGGTTCCTGTAATGACAATTACACTGGTCCAGTGACAAATGGTAAGAAAACCATTTATACAAAGGCAATGCTTAAGCACCGCTGGTGTCCAGGAGGCAATGATGGCTGGGGAAGAATTTTCGATTAATTTTAAAAGAAAGATCTTACAAAGAATTAAAGATCTAACCAATCACGGAAAGCACGTAGAGGCACAACAACTTTTTACAAAATACTTCGGAGGCAACGATGGCAAGAGTTGACTTACATAACTTCTTTCAGTTCTATGATGAAAGAAATCCAAATCACGTTAAAGCAGTTCAATGGTTAGAAGATAACCTACCAGTCAAATATCTTGAAGATAATAATGAGTGGGCGGAGATTTATAGAGGAAAAAAGACTAGTGCTGCACCAGCAACCCCAGCTGCTGCAGCTCCTGCTCCTGTAGTCGGTGGTGATGATGTTCCACAAATGGGCATTAAGTTAATTAAGGAGTTTGAAGGTTGTCACTTAAAGGCATACCCAGATCCTCTGACTGGTGGACTTCCAATCACAATCGGTTGGGGTTCAACTCGTAAGAAAGATGGTTCAGCATTCAAACTTGGTGATACTTTAACTCAACAAGAAGCAGATGAACTTCTGATTGAACAATGTAAGAAAGAGTTCCTTCCTGCTTTGCGTAAAATCCCACATTGGAGTGAAATGTCAGATGGAAAAAGAGGAGCTCTGCTCAGCTTTGCTTATAATCTTGGTGCCGGTTTTTACGGTGGCGATAACTTTAATACTATTACTAAACGCTTGAAGAATAAAGAATGGGATCAAGTTCCTGATGCTCTTTATATGTACCGCAATCCTGGTTCAAATGTAGAAGCAGGCTTGGCACGTAGAAGAAAGGCAGAAGGTGAATCTTGGAAAAAGGGATGACTAAATAGTTTCAATCAGTGAGTTGAAACTGCAACTCAAACCCACACCAAGGTGAGTTGTGTTTGGTAGTTCTAGAAGATTTCTACCACACCAACTCACCTTATTTTTATGTCTACCTACTCGCAAAAGGCGCTGGCTGCAGCGTCTGCGCTTCTTCTTGGAGTGCCAACAGCAGCATTAGCACACACCAACTCTATCGGATATGTTGGTGGGGGCAACGGATCAGTTACTTTCTGGTATGGTAACTGGCATCCTGGAACTACCTTCAATGAAGGAACTTTAACATTACAAGGTATTAATGGCACCAGTTTTTCTCCAACTACTGTAAACTGGTCTCAATTATCAGGAACAATGCCAAATGGATTAATTCCTGGTACAAACTATTTTACTTCCAATGGATCTCAATTAGTTCCTTATGATCCTAGTATTCAAACATCATATACTTGGCAAGGTGTAACCTTCACAGGTCTTTCTGCTGGTGATTATCAGTTTACTTATAATGCTGCTGGATCTCCAACAGTAAACTGGATGCCTATGGATAGTATTATTCTCTCTAGTACTGTAAGTCTTTCGGCATCTGCTCTTTCTGGTGATGCTAACCAAAATGGTATTCTTGACATTTATGAAACAGGTGGAACACCTCCACCTCCAACAGTTACTTCAACTGCTGCTGGAAACTCAATTGTAACTACATCAACAACTTATGGAACCAGAACAACTAGTGGAACTCCACATAGACACGTAATGGGTGTAGATGCGAATGGAAATCAAACTGAAACTCATTATACGGATACAGCAGTTACAACCATTCCAACAACCACAGTTACAACGACCACAACTCCAGTTACTGTAACAACTTGGAGTGATGGATCTACTACCACAACTAATGGAACTCCAGTTGTAACTTCGGTTACTACTGATGATAATGCTGGAACAACCGTGATTACTCAAACTAATGTGATTGATTGGGTAAAAACAAGAACTTATGATGTCTCTCCTGTTTCTTCAGTTCAGCATACAGCATCTGAAAGTGGTGGAAGACAAAAAGTTAATGCTTATACCACAACGACAACTACAACCACTCCAGTTTATACTAAAGTATATCCAAACGGAAATCCAACTGAAGTAACATTTGGATCATCAACAGTTGACGTTACTTACGCTTCTAGAGATTATTTTGGACGTATTGACCAATTAGAAGTTCTTGATGGCATCAATGATAATATCAATGGACTTCTGAATCATGAACCAACCAGAACCAAACAGAAACTGAGAGTATTTGAGAACAACCGTTTTGTTCAGTCCTATAATGCTGATGGGTATTCTGCAAATTCACAAATCTTTGGTGGTGGATTTGAATTGGATCTAAGTAAAGGTTGGACTGTTGGATATCAATACAATAATGTAAACGTTAATCTTCGTGGGGTAGATTCAAGTACATCACAGAAGAAAGATGTTCATGGTATCTTCAATACTTTTCATGGCAATACCTTTACTCTGAATACAAACGCTGCTCTAGCAAACAGCAACTACAATTACACCAGAAATGTGGAAGGTGTATTTAATAACGCTGGTGAAACAACGGGAACTGAGTGGTGGGTATCTAATAGACTCTATTGGCATCTATCCAAGAATGTAAAACCATTCATTGGATATACAGTTCAGAATGTAAAGAGAAATGCTTATACCGAAACTGGTTCTCCAGAATCTGCAAGAGTTGTCTCTGCAACTGATAACACCACACACGTTGGTGAAGCAGGTCTTAAATTAGAGGCAAGATTTGGTGGTAAGAAGCACAATCTTTTTGGTGTAAGTGTTGATGGTGCTTATGCAACTGATAGTTCTTATGGTGTAACTGCTTCTATTGATTATAAGGAATTATTGATTGTTGAAGGTTCTCATGGTGTTAATAATGGAGTTACTAACAATTCTGTTGCTGCGAGAGTTAAGTTTAGGTTCTAAAAACCTAAATAAGAGAGACTTCATCACACGGAACTGATGGATAACAAAAGAGAAAAAGCTATGGGACAAGTTATTCGTATTGCGATTTTGAGTTGGTCTGCTGCTCTTCTGACTGCTAGCTATGCTGGTATGCTGTCCAAAATGGACCCAACTTTCATTGCTACTGTCTTTACTGCTTCCGCTGCTACCTTTGGTATTAATACTATGAAGAAAGGTGGCGAAGAAGAAGAAAAGAAAGAAGAACCACGTAGAGAAGAAGTTGTAGAAGCACCACCAGAACCTCCTGCTCCTGAAGCATTAACAGCATCTCTTGAAGAAAGAGTTGAAGTGTTGGAAGGTCAAGTACAACCTCGCACAGGTGGCGCATAATGGCAAAGTCCGCAAACAAAGGTAAAAAGGGTTCTGGTGGAGCAGGTTCTGCCAATAACAAAAAACAGAACTCTGGAAACGCTAATGCCAATAAAGCGAAGAACGGTGGGAAGAAAAAATGAGGTATTATGCCAAGAGAATGGAATACACCCGTTCGGGAGCCTTGGAATCCTGTAATTAAAAAGTGTCTAGATGCTGTCGATGAACATATGCGACAGCATCTCAAGACAGGTGATGAGTGGCACCTTTCTCAAGCAGAAATCTTAAGAAAATATGTTAAAGACTTAAAAGTTTGGATACATAAACAAGAAGGATGGTGGGATGAATGAAAAAACTCCTTACAGCAATAGGATTATCATTAAGTTTAATTACTCCAGCATACGCAGACAAATTATTAAGTAAACAACCCACCGTTCCAGCATATAGTCTGGCAGCGATGGGTTGTATGATTTTAAGAGAGTGTACTGAAGGTGTAGAACAACTTACAGTAGATTCTGCTTCTATCAAAGGAAAAGAGTTTGATGCGTTTAGAGATGAAATTAAATCTATTCTTGCTGGACTTGATAAACTTGGTGTTCCTGTTTACATTGGACCAGCACGTTACTTTACACCAAGAACTGTAGGATTATATAAACCCGAATATAATCGGTTCTTTGTGAATGAAGAACTCCTTAAAGATCCTAGGGAGTTTCTAGGAACGATGAGACATGAAGGATGGCATACGGTTCAAGATTGTATGGGTGGTGGACTGAAGACTTCCTTTATGGCACAAGTACATCAGGATAGTGAGATCCCTGCTTGGGTCATGAAGATGACAAAACTTTCTTATGAGAGTATGGGTCAAAGTCGTGCCGTGCCTTGGGAAGCAGATGCTAACTGGGCAGAAGAACAAGCAAATGTAACAGCACAGAAGTTAGAAATGTGTGCTAAAGGTCCACTCTGGGAACAGATTAGACCGACACCACTTACAATGGAATGGTTGATTGGTTGTGGGTGGATGAAACCACAAGAAGGATATAAAGAGTATGTACCTAACAAGAAATCAGATTATTGTGTAGAAGGTAAATACTGATGCCACAAGAGTTTCCTTGGGGAGTAATGGCAATTCTTGTCCCAGGACTTATCTTTGTATTGTATATCATTTACTACATATTACGACTAGCATTTGAGGAAATGAAAGATGAAGAACCTAGCACTGATTCTATCAACGACAAGCCTTCTCATTAGCGGAGCACTTTGTTATGGTGCTTATGTGACTTATAAGAAAGCAGAAGCAATTCTTAACAACCCAGAACAGTTTGTTGGTAAGGTTGTAGAGAATCAAGTCAATAAGGCATTTGAAAAATTACCTATTCCTAAACTAAATACTGGCAGTATTAAGTTTCCTTTCTAATGGATAATAAAGACCCATACATATATCGTATACGCTCAATCCATAAAGTAGTCGATGGGGACACTATTGACGCTGACATTGATTTGGGTTTTGACATCTCTCTCACTAAGCGAATTCGTCTTGCGGGTGTTGACACGCCAGAGAGTCGAACGGCGGATGCGAATGAGAAGAAATATGGACTTGAATCAAAAGAATGGTTGAAGCATCGCTGTGAAGGTGCTAAGAACATTCTAATCAAGACTGAACTTCCAGATTCTACTGAGAAGTATGGTAGAATTATTGGTCACTTGTTTATCAATGGTGAAGAGACTTCACTGAATAACCAGATGATTGCTGAAGGTTATGCCTGGGAATATTCAGGGGGCACCAAAGTAAAAGATTTTGAAAAACTTAAACAAATTCGCAAATCAAAAGGAACTCTGGTAGAATAAATAGTAATACCTGTGTGGTTCGCATCTATCAGGTAGAAGGGGTGCTTCGGCACCTTTTCTT